CCTCGCTTTCCTTTCCTCTCACCGTCACCGTGCCGGGCTTGGTCGGGTGCTTGTATTGTCGGTGGTCGCCTCGGCTTCGCGCCTTATACCATCCGTCCTGCTCCAGCATTTTCAAAACTTCCTTAACTTTGTACTTTTTCATATCTCTTGTTGTTTTTGACATTGCAAAGGTACGAAAAATAATACTTACATACAAAAATATAGCGTTAAAAGTATTAAAAATAATACTCTTTTGCCAAAAACATATAAAACAAACAAATCCCCGATAAGCGTTATTGCCTATCGGGGATTTGTCGTTATTCTAAAATAGAAGTTTCATTATAAGCACATCCGCAAACCTCGGTTTCAATGACACCAAAAAGCGGCTCATGCTTCCGCTGTATTCCATAGACTTGCCGTTGCTTGGCTTTACACTACGGATTAACTCGTTATAATATTGGTTTTCCATATCGTTTTGTTTTATGCGTCCATTCCCATGTTACTAAAAGTTTTTTCGTTCTAATTACGACTTTTTGTTGTTTATGAATATAGATGCTATACTCGCAACGGCGGCCAATCCAAAGATACCTGCAAACCATGTGCGGTTGAGGTAAAGCGCATAGGCGGCGAGTCCCACCGAAACAACGATGGACAGAAACGCAAAGAACATTCCCCACCAATTCATGCGCCCGACCTTGTGCTCATTGTAGGCGAGTATCTTTAGTTTCTTCTCGTCCTGCTTGTGGCGGTGAAGCTGCTCACGCTCCGAAGATTTGATGAGAAAATCCACTATCTTAGGGTCTATCTTCTGGTATGCCGCCAGTTCCTGCGGTGGTGGTAGTATGTTGTCATCCACCGATACCGTTTGCTCTATTTGGTTGCCTGTGGCCTCGCCATTGGTAACACTCGTGCCTTTAATTGAAATTGATTGCTTGGCCATTGCTGAATACTAACTTGTTGAATGCTGTACGTACATCGTGCGCCACGTTCGCACGGTCTTTTCTTAGGTTCTCCATGTCCGTATGTCGGTTTGACGGTATGGAAAACATTTCGTGCCTTATTGCCTCTATCTCCTGCGAGTTTTCCCTATACTCACCAATAGAAGCGCGGCGCAATACGGAAAAACCATTTGCAAAGAAATGGTATATGTCATTGAAAATGCCCATAATCCTAAAGTTTAAATAATGCCGTTAAATTCTCCGCTGCAAAGATAACTCTTTTCTCCGAAATAACGGCTTTCTCGTTCAATTAGTTACTTACTTATACATTATTTTAACACAAAATGTCGTGGATTTGTCATAAAGCCACGACAAATGCCAAATTACCCATAGGCAAATGGACGATTTCCCTACGGATAACCGCCCGTTTGCCTATGGGTAATCTCACGGCTCGCCCAGTGCCTCGACTATCAGGCGCACCTGCGCCGGGGTGAAACTGCGGCTGCGCTCGGTGTATCCGATGGCGGCAAGCCGCTCCATGAGACCCGGGTAAAGTCGCATCCATCGGCGGAACTTCTTCCACGCCGATTCGGGCATGATGCAATGGCAGTACTGCGCCGCAAGCTCCATGCGGCCGTACTCTCGTATCTTGAAATTATCTTTGTTCTGTTCCATGCGGCAAAAGTAAAGAAAACAAACGTGAAAATACAATTTATCACCGCCTCTAACAGGCGGCAACAGGACACAACCGCACACATCGGGATTTCGCCCCTAAAAAGCGGCTATCTTTGCAGCGGCAACAGTGCCAAACAACCATTTAAACGCAATGATTATGATACGTTACAAGAAGTACAAAAGCAACACTGATGGCGTGACAAAGGGCCGTTGGTATGGCAGAAGCGTAACCGAACTTCTGGAGTTTGACGAGTTCATCAAGCACATGGCAAACCACCACTGCGTGTTCGGTGAGTCAACTATCCGTGGCGTGCTCATTGAGATGCAAATTTGCCTGCGTGAGCTGCTGCTTGAGGGCAAAGCCGTGCGCCTCGACGAGTTGGGCATCTTCCGCATTGGTCTCGAAACCTACGGGGCCGACACCGCAAAGGAATTCACCGCCGACAACATCAAAGCCGTGCATCTTAACCTCTATCTCGGCAAGCGTTTCCGCGCAAAGCAACTCTACGATGACGCTAAGTTCCGTGAAGCCGGCAAGTATGACCCTGACGATGGCGGCACCGTCACACACAACGACGGTGGCACACCGTTGGGCGGCGGCTCTTCCGTGTCGGGTGGCCCCAGCTCCTCCGACAACGGGGGCAGCTCCACCGTTGACCCTGGCGACGATGGTGTTATCGAATTGGAGTAAAAGCCCCAAATTAAGCCGAAAACGGCAAAATATTTGCCGTGCATCCGTAATTAGTGGCGAAATATCGTCTGTAATGCCGTTTTTTGGCGCTCTGACGGCATTTCGCCGCTTTTGTGTGTAGTTTTATCTCTCGAACGTGTAAAGCAGCCCTAAAGTCATTAAAAGCGTTATCGTGCCGTCTATCTTCCGATATTGTGACACTTTAAGCGGCTTCTTATTCTCCAAATTGTCGCTGTCGATTACACAATTCTCCAAACAGAAAACGTTTATTGGATTGTCGTTTAGCTCAATCTTTGCCGGGTCGCTGTATGCAAGCATCTCGAAACTTTCTACTGGTAGATTGAAACTGCCGTATGTCTGACTAAAGGGCATGAGCACGTTTTTAGCTCCAACCGTTTTCAGGATGCTTGTAAGTTCCTGCGCCTTGTAAGCATCATAGCCAATACGGATAATGTTAACCAACTTACTGCGCCTTAATATGTCCTCTGTAATCAATGCCGTGTCGATCTTCTGCCCATTGCAGAATTTAAGATACCCTTTTTCATGCCAAAGCCTATAAAGTTGCTCGTTGGGATGCCCCTTTAACGCTCCCTCTGGGAAATAATAATCCGTGTGGGTGTAAAACTTCTTAGCTTCCGACAAATACACGGTGTATGATACTGCGCTGAAATCATCATGCACCGATAGGTCGAACGCCACGGCGCAATCCGGGCGGCCCTGCACTTTGTCTATGTCAAAACTGCCCACCAATTCTTTAGCCTTTTCGTGAGTAAACCACGTTTTTTCATCGTTAATCGTGAAAATATTAAGCAATTTCGTGCGAAAAGCCAACATATTTTCTGCTGATAACTGCGCCGTCTGCCACTCGTTTTCGTAGTAATCGGGTTGCACCGTTATGCCCAAATGGGGCTGCACCTTTGCCCATGTCTTCGGACTGCCCTCGGCATCGTCCACATCAGGCATAAAGATGGATGCAAACATCGTGTCGCTTTCCACCTCACCACGTAAAACCCTTAACACTCCCTCCAACTCATGGGCAAAAGGGCCATCTACCACATCGCTCGCAGTGGTAATTACAATTGTCAACGGCTCACGGCGTGGCCCCATTGAGGTAGTAAGCACATTCTTTAGGTCTGCGCCGTTCTTCCCTGCCGTGTTCCTCGCCTGGGCGTATTCGTCCATTATCACCAATGAGGCAAACAAACCATCTTTGGTGTTGGCATTGGCTGTTAGGCACTGAATGAGGCTATCACGTCCACGGTCTTTGAAAGTAATCTTTTCACGATTAACCCTAAAATGCTTTTCCCTTGGGTCTAAATCAAACATGATTTTGCGTATCTCATCAAAGCAAATCTTTGCTTGGTCGTAGCTGTTGGCCCCTACATAGGCTTGGGCGTTGTTGTCGCCGAAAAGCATATCGTAAACCGCCAAAGCTGCGCACGATGTCGTTTTGCTGAACTTTCGGGGCACGAATAGGTAGGCGGTGCGTATCAGTCTGCGCCCATCGGCTCGGGCAAATCCGTAGATGTTGGCAAACTGGAACGCCTGCACCGGGGTTAGCTTGTATCGGGTGCGCCCTCGAAGTCCTGAAAAGCGCAAAGCCTCGTAGAAGCGGAAAAAACTCTTAACCCTGCCTTTCTTCCACTCGTACTTGTCAAGCATCTGCAAAAAACGCTGCACTCCCAAAATCTCATATAAGTTGTGCGCCTCTGGACTATCCACCACACCAAACACGTAATCGCCGATACGCTTATCTGTGTCAATAAGCGCACGGCGGTAGCGTGTGGCGTATGTACTGCGCCCATCTTGTAGCTGCTTCACGGTGTCGGCCTTGTATTGTCGCCATCGCTCTTTCTCTTCCTCTGTCATTCGTCTTCCTCCGGTTGTTTAACTGCTGCCAAAAAATCGTTTAGCTCGTCGTTGTCGGTCTTTCGCTCCTTGCTTTCGGTGTTCATGCCCAAAGCCCTTAACGCTTTCTGTCCTTTCTCCAACAACTCGATATATAACTTTTCCTTTGGGTCGATCGTCTTACGCTCGTTACCCTCTCGGCTGTACTCCACGTTCACGGCTCTGTGTCCGTCTGCCATTATCTCGTTACCCAATATATCGGCACGCACCAACAACTTAGCGGTAATATCCACTTGGTATGTAAGTTCGGCTGTGTACTTGCCTTGCTCCTTTAGCAACTTCACGATATACGCTTTCTTGCTCTTTACCTTTGAGGCTATGCGCTTGGTGTCTTCCTCGGTAGGCTCTGGCGGTGGTAGGGTGGTGGCGGTTGGCAATGGGTCGGGTGCTTTCGGCTGCGCCTTTTCGTTGTAGCCTCGTTTCTTGCCCTTGGTCTTCAGGTAGAAGATGGTCGCCGTGGTGTCCCCGGCGTTGATAGCTTGCATCAGCTTGCTTTCCACAAAGTCCACCTGTGTTTCTGTCACCTCATCTACTCGCTCCTTAAACTCCGGGTCGGCGTTGTACCATCGGTAATACGTACTGCGCCCTATGCCTATCGCCTCGCACGCCGTGGCTATGATGCCGTAGCCATGCGCCAAAGCCTCCAAAAACTTTTCTTTCTTTTCTTCCATGTCACTTTACTTTTCAAATGAGCGGATGCCATCGAAGTAGTCTTTGTAAAACTCAAACAGTCCCTTATCTACTGTTATGCTTCCTTGCTCCGTTCTTGGGTTAGTGTTTATGTTTGCACTTGTTTGTATGCCGAAATAAAAGCCATCATCGTAGTTGCAACCTGCGTATATCTTGCTGTGGTTCTTGAATACTGCGGCACGTCCTGCCTCCGGGTGCTCTTGGTAGAACTTCTTAACCATCTGCCATTCTACCTTGTAGCTTCCGGGGAAAATCTCACCCAAATACATATCAACTTTCTTAATGCGCCCTGCATCGTACCATTGTTGCACTTGCAAAATATCCTCTGCCGCCATGCACCACGTGGATAGTAGGCAATAATCTAAGTCATGCTGATTCAGTACCACTTTCAGGTAGCTAAGACTATCCACGTCCCCGGCTGTGATAAAGTTGTAGGTGGTGTGGTCTTGCAGCTTAACGTACTGCATTGCCTCCAATAACTTGACCTCACTAAATGCCCGGCGGTACTCGTACCGCTGCGATAACTCGGTACATTCCTTTGTACGTCTGTGCGCTCGCTTGGCTCCGGCGGTTGTCTCGGCCTGGCTTTCTTCCGGCTCCACCTCATCAGGTGGGGGGGCTTGTGTCGGTGTCGATCCAAAACCGCCAAATCCTCCAAAGCCCATATTTGTATCTTGGTTTCCAAATTTCATAGCTTCCGAATTTTATTTTTTATTGTACCTATGGTGCCGGGGCTTGTCACTCTGGGCAAAACCCCACGGCCCCAAAAATTAACTCACGTGTGGAAAAGGGGGTTGGCGAGGTTTAACGAGGGGTATGCCCCATTTAAAAAATAGGCCCCCGGGTCTTCCTCTCCACCTCATTTCAAAAATCTATTCACAAATCTTTGCAAATGTTCCTTTGCCCTGTTCCTTGCTTGCTCCTTGCCACACCTGCCCATCTCTGTATGTGTCCTTACGTGGCACTCATGGCATAGTGCTTTGAGGTTGAAGTAATCAAACATCAGGCGTTCTTTCTCCGCCCTTGTTAGTCCGTTCTCCACTGGTATGATGTGGTGTACCTCCGTGGCTGCTGTTGTTCTGCCCTCTTCCTCGCACCGCTCACACAATGGGTAATCGCTAAGTTTGTCACGTCTCAAACGTAGCCATCTTGCAGTATGGATAAAACGTTTATAGTCTTTGTCCTTTGCCATATCTTTAGTATTCGTCTTTGATTGTTATTGTTGCATGATACTTACGTACCAAATAGTTGAGGCTATCTAATAGACTTTGCTGTACTCCCTGCTTACCGCTTAAAGCTGCATCGGCTCGCTCATCTACGGTGTTGGCACAAATCAGTTTGTACACCTGCACTGGGTATTGCTGCCCTTGTCTATGTAGTCGTGCGTTGGCTTGTTGG